TATATAGAATTATATGGCTAAAATACACAAGCTTATCAAAGACGGTCAGACCATTTACCCTGCTACAACCACTGATGCGGTGGTACATCCAACTAGTCGTAAAAACCTTACGGAAGAACTTTCCAAATTAGAGAGTAAAACAGAAAGTTTAAGCAAAATAACAGGCGTATCTTCCGCTGTAATAAAGTTTAGTAAACAATATGAACTAAAAGAACTTCCATTTACTATATTTCGTGGTTCTGTAATTAATTTATTAGGAGATGTATCCACGATTACTTGTAGAACCAATAAGGAGGATTCGGATTATCAAACGGTAAAGAATGGGACTATTGCAGATAGAGATATTCGATTTGTAAAAAATAATAATGTTATATCTGATATGGTTATATTTACTTCCGAAGATGGTGGTATTTATAACAATTTAAAAAAACTAATAGCAGATGTAAGCGGTTTTATAGCTTTGGATGCTGTTATTGATAATTTTTTTGATATTGTTCCGCAGTTAATATCCAGCCAAACACTAGAAACCGGACGTGTTAATTATACAGATGGGAGTACAACATCAAACGGCTTTCATTATAAAATTTCTTTTAATAAAGGGGAATATAAAAAAATCAAAGTGAGAATATATTCTCCTTATATTGGAGGTGAAACTAATATAGGTTATGCATTTAAATCTTCAGAAGGAACATATATAAGTGGAGGAACGGCAAAATTTTTAGAAGGGAATGCAATGTATTCAATGGAAATAATAGATGTTCCTGAAAATGCAGAAATGTTTGTAAACACAGCACCATCGGATAAAAATATACCAGAAGGGATTGTTTTTATAAAAAGCGGATTGATAGAAAGTGTTTTATCAGAAATTGATGCTATAAAAAAAGATGTAGCTATTAATTTAAAATCTGCTGAAAATTTAACCATGGGGTTATCTGCAACTCAAAAAATTGTAGGACTTAAAAAAGCAGTAGAATTATCGTTTGATACAGCTTATCAAATGGTAGAACTTCCATTTCTTATCAATTCAGGAGAAAAAATTTGTCTTTATGGAGATGTATCCACGATTACTTGTAGAACCAATAAGGAGGATTCGGATTACCAAACAGTAATGAATGGGACTATTGCAGATAGAGATATCAAATTCATAAAAAACGATTCTTCAAAAGGCAATTTAATTATTTATGTAAAAACTGAAAGTCTATTATCAAAATTACCTGTTCATAAGATTATAGATACAGCATTTATTGAAATAGGAGGCTTTTTAACCATAAAGGAAACTAGCAGAAAAGTTGCATTGTTTGATATTAAAAATAAATTTAATGTTAAAATACATATTCCTAAAGATGGTAATAAGTATAGTCTAACCTATGCTTATTCAGAAACGGATTCTTTGAAAAACGGTTCTAAGCTAATACTGCCTGACGAATCTATCATAGGAGAATCTATTGAAAGGACTTTAATAGTTAAAAATACAAATAATTATCATTATGCAATAATTACATTTGATGAATCTAAAACGCCGACAGCCCATTTGGAAGATTTAAATTCACAAATACAATACATAAATAAAAATACTGAAAAAATTTTAGCAATAGAAAAATCTTTAGCAAATAATAAGAGGGCTGATATTGTATACAAAGTAAGACCTGCCAAAATTCTATGGATTGGAAATAGCTTTTCTGATTTATCCACAAATTTATTGGGGCGTTTATTCAAGAAAATTGGTTTTGATATAGTTATTGGGCTATCTTACCAAGGAGGGGCAACATTAGAATTTTACGATAAAGCTAAAGAATCAAATACATCAAAATCTTTATATTTAAAATATAAAGATGGAGAATGGCTTAACACTATGCAAAATGCTCCAAGTAATACATTGATAGATAAATTAAATGATGAAAATTGGGATATAATATTTTTTCAGCAGGGAAGTGCTTCATCCGGATTATACAGTACATATATACCTTATTTTCAATCATTACAAGAATGGCTCCCTAAGAGAATACAGTCTCTAGGATATAAAGTTGGATGGTTAATGCCTTGGGCTTGGTCGGATAAAAGAATATCTGAGGTAGGTGGGAATTTAGATGGTGGTCTTAATAATGAAGAGATGTATGCTAATATTGCTTCTGCAACTAATCAATTAATTGATAATTTTGGAGATTACATAAACATCTTTTGTCCTTGTGGAACAGCAGTCCAAAACCAGTTTAATTATTATTCTCAAGATGATTTATATGGATCGTCAGGCGATGGCCAACATCCTTTGGATAAAGGATACTATGCGTCTACGTGTACTCTTTTTCATAAAATTGCAGAATATTTATATAACAAAAATCTTAATGATATTGTATGGAGCGAGGAATTAGGAGTTGATAAAGATTTGTTTGACAAAGCTAAGGAGTCGGCAATAAATGCTATTAATAACCCATTTAATAAAACCGACTTGTAGAAACTCCCTGCTGCCTGAGAAGGCATGCAGGGAAAAAACTTATGCAAACCTCGCCAGGTCTGTTGGGTTATGAAAAACACATGCAAATATAGTATTATATTAAATAAGATACATTAAGTCTGATTTAAAATCGCATTTTATATTATGACTTATATGTTTTTTTAATGGGATGAGAAGCAACAATAGTATTCTTTTTCCCATCTTCTCCTATTACCGAATCGTATGTTCCTGTTTTTTATATATATTTTTTTATCATTGACGCCAATAAACATCCAATTCGTTCATACCCTGATTTTAATGGATGGATGTTAGCCGAGCTTGGGAAAAATTCATTCCAATTAGATGCTGACATATTCATATCCCCCCAAATATCTATCAAAGGTATATTATATAATCCGGATATATTTTTGAATTGTTTCAACGCTTTATTTTTCTTATCCTGCGTATCAGTATACCATCTTGACTCGTCATAAATGCCCTTCTCTGCATTATAGTAATCGTTGGCAGTTTTGGATATAGCCGGGAAATTGACGATAAATATATGTGCTTTGGGAAAATTTCGCAACAGTTCTTCAATAGATGATTTCCATGCGCTTGAAACGCTTGGTATAATCCATTTTTTAACATTCCCCCAATTAACATCTTCAATATCACTTCCTATGTACCAATAATAAATTTCCCAAGGAGCGTCTGATACAGTCTCAATACTGCAAGACATACCTGTCCCACCGGCATCAGTAAAATTCAAGGTGGTCTCATAATCATTATTCCCATTGGTGAAATAAACACTGTTGCCATCACTTCCAGCAGTATCAAAGATACCCTTATACGAATACTCTACGATTCTATCAATGACATATTGTTTCGTTAATTCATCATTACCTTGCGGAATTACATGTATGTTATAGTCACTTTCTCCCGGCCCGGCCCAACCGGTTCTAATCCTAACATCACCCTCTTTTGTCGGCAATGTATTTATAATCAATTTCTTTCCATTTGATATTTTTTTCAAACCTACTACTGCATTTAAAGAACGCTCATTTTTGGGTATATCGTTTAGATTCGATGTAGACAATTCATTGACAGAGTAGCTCTTATCCATTTTAAAGGATGGAGCTGCCACATCAAAATCAAATATTCCATCATTAACATTCTCCAATATGATTACAGATTTTTCACCTTTATCTTGAATATACCCTTTCTTAATCAAATTCAGTGTCCTAAAATAGGTTGTACCTATCCTACTCATATCTGATGATGTTCCTCCGATTGATAATGGAAAACTCGGATCTGCATTCTTATTTTGGTCAAACTTTATTCCCAAACGTTTTGCAACTTCGTTTTGCCAAACACCGCCAGCGAATAAGCTATCTCCTATTGAATAAAGTTCTAAATCAGAGTAATCGTTTTGTTTTTTTATATTATCGACAGATTCTTCCAAATTATCTATGGATTTTTTTAAATCTGAGAAATCTGTCTCCAACATATTATCCTTTATACTTTTGGGAGGAATAATTTCAGAATGAAACTGCCTATTGATAACACGTTCGGTTATAAACTTGTAATCACCTGTGGGATTATATACGATTTCACTATTGAGAGAATATCCAAGGTAAGCTAATTCTGAGAAATTCACTATCGCATAGCTTTTCCCGCTAAGTCCAAATTTAATAGCAGCATTACTGCCTTGCTTATCTTCGGTTTGTATGGTGTCGCCAAAAGGATTAGCGTAAGTTCCATCATTTTTTAGGTAAGCTATTCTGATTCTATTCCATCCCTTCTCCCCATATGCATAAAGAATTTGTTCGAGAGTAAACAGAGGCTTTTCGGGGTTTTTCGCATCTTTTGGAATATCTTCCGAATCAATATATACATCTTTTATGATATTTCCCCAATAGGGAATACTGAGAAATAGAGGATTTATTATTTTTTTGTAAGTATCTATGGAATTATCAGCTATTTTAGCAGTTGTAATGGCACCATCAGCTATCTTATCGGTAATTACCGGAAATGATGCGTTTAATTGGTAGTTTATGATTGCGGTGAACTTAGCTTCGACATGAGGCTTAGCATTCTTTATATATGCCCCCAATACTAATTCTGTATCAGTTTCGAAGTCCTTGATTAAAGGAAGGACATATTCCTCCCCAATGTTAAATTGGGTCTTGTCAAAATAAGTATTTCCATAGTATGATAACATCTCATAATTAGTAGCTTCTCCTCTTAATGTGTCAACTCTAAATTTTAAGTAAGAGCCGGATTTAAGGTTCAAATTAATACATCTTAAATCTATATTTCCTGCTTGCGAGGGAGTATTTTTACAAAAAAATGATAAACTACCGTTTTCTTTTTTTAAGTCAAAAAGTTCTTCCGTAAGGTTTTTACGCGTAGTCGGATGTACCACCGCATCAGTGGTTGTAGCAGGGTAAATGGTCTGACCGTCTTTGATAAGCTTGTGTATTTTAGCCATATAATTCTAT